GTCTGCCTCATCTAGTAATACAACCTTAAAGTCCCCGAATGGGATCATCTGTACAAAGTTTACAATTTTATCACGAACGTCATCTACTGAGTTTGTTCGCGATGCGTTAATTTCAAGAATATCTAAATCTTGTATTTCTAATTCATTAAACAATAATTTTGCAAGTGTTGTTTTACCAATACCTGCGTTACCACTAAACAGCAAATGCGGGATAGTTTTTTCTTTAATCCAAGTATTTACTTGATTACGCTGTGCATCATCTCTAAACACATATCCTTTTACTGTATTAGGACGATACTTTTCTACCCATAATTCTTTCATTCACTTGCCTCCTGCTTCTTTTTCTTTTTACCGTAAAATCCGCCTTTAAAATTAATTTCTTCAGTACGTGCGCCGGGTGGACACTGTGTAATCTTGCCGCCTTTATCTAAAAACTCTTGAATCTGTTTTTCAGATGCACTGCCTTCTTTGTTTTGTCGATCCATCATCGTAGCACTCCTAACTCGTTGTATGCTAATTGCACACCTCTTGCTTGGAAATATGCATCAGCAAGGGCATTGTGTAAGTTTTCTTGTCCAAGTACTTTACGTGGATCTGTTTTGCAGCAAGTAAATAGCGTACGACTGTCTTTAATTTGCCAAAACTGCCATGGAATAGGAACACCTAACATACGATACATATCTTCAAGTATAGTTATGTCAAAGCCGTAGCCTTGCCCCCAAATAGTATCAACGCCTACACTCCACTTGCTAACTTGACGTAGTGCTTCTTCAACACTGATAGCACCTGTTTGATCAAATGCTTCTTCCATTGCTTTAGGGTCTTGCTTGCTCCACCATTCAATAGTGCTGTCGCTTGTAGTACGCCCTAAACGATCTTGATCGTCTACACACACCTTAAAGTAAAGCTCTGAATGAGGTTCGCTTGAGTCTAAAGGATTAAATTTAATTGCCCCTAAACTTAATACGGTACAGCTAGGACGAGTGTCCAGTGTTTCTAAGTCGATCATACCATGAGTGGCCATTTAACTTCTCCTGTTTTCTTGTCCGATACCGGAAATAATTAGCATTACATACAGCACGGGCCAAGCCCATCCTGTTAAATACCCTGTTAGGTGTAAAGACATTAGTACTATACCGACTAAACCGGTAGTACCTATGCCTGAGCTTTGATTAGGAATTCGCATTTCTTGTCCTTGTATACATTATAGCTTATATTATAACGCATACAAGGAAGAAAGTCAAGTATTATTTTAAATAAATTGTGAAAGTTTTGGGGCTTGCCAACCTTCCGGTTTTAGCACTTTCCCGTCATCTCGTTTGATTACTTTGCCTGTTTCAGGATCAATCTTAGCAAAGTTTGTGTCCATTACTTCTTTCCAAGCACCTTCAGCATTCATGCCGCCTGCTCGAATGGCGCCTATTGTCACAACTAGAATATCTACTAGTGCATCTAGTTGTTCGATCCTGTCGTTATCAGCAATAGCATCTTCTAGTTCGCCTGTTTCTTCTCGAATTAAATCAAGATACATTTTGTAGTTTGCTTCACTTGGTGCTTGGTCACAAGCCGTAGCGAATTTATTGATGTCTTCAAAAACGTTTGTCATGTTGCCTCTTATACGTTAATAAATGATCCAGGATCAATAGTTGCAATGGTGCCATCACCATGTTCTGCACCTATTCGTAGATCATTTGGTTTCTCATTAGAATATGCTAATATCCCAGTTTCGTCTACCATGTGGAGAGTTATTTCACCATCACGTTCTGTTTCAACTTTTATTCCACGTGTCCAACGACCGTGAGTCATTAGTATCCATTCTCCTACTTCATAGTCATCTATGTTTTTAGGACCTTTAGAGTATACTTTACCCCAACGAGGATATATGCCTCTTTCTTTGCCGTCGTCACCTGCAATAATTAAACCACTTTCAGTTACTTGCTCGCCGAACATTACGTCAGTTACAAGTACACGCTTACCAATAGCACTTGGTGTGCCTTTGATTGCATTTATGTTGTTAGCCATTAGTCACCTTTTTGTACAAAGTTGCCGTCAGTATCTTCTACCCAGTCGTCGTCGAACTCTTTTAATTCGGCTTCAGTTGGTAAAGTTGCTGCTTCTTCAACTTTCTGTTGAGCTCTTGTAGTAGTTTTAGACTTAACAGCCTTTTGTGCTGCAGGTGCTTCTTCAGAAACAACGTCAGATACAGATAAAGCTGGTTCTTCAGCTACTGGCATAGATCCTTTGTAATAATCTTTAATTACTTGTTCACGCTTACGAACAATTTTACCACCAGGGCCTAGCTCATCGCCACGTGCATTTACACGAGCATTGCCTACCGCTGGAGTAAGTTCATTCTTCTTACGCAACAAATCCATGTCAACTTGTTTGCCTTGCATTGTTGTGTAGGTCTTTTGACCTTTTTGTCTCATTGCCATAATACTTCTCCTATTATATACGTATTTATCTAAGGAACTCTCTCCAATCCAGGTCATACTGGATTGAATCAATTCTATGTACACCTATTAAGTATAACACATAACTTGCTACACTACTACCTCTACCTACTCCCCATACAATATCATTTTCACGCATAAAGTCTACTAGATAGATCATATAACGTAATAACGGTAGCATACCTCGTTTGTTAAACTCTGCATATTCTTCAAAGTAGCGTACAAGTTCTTCTTGTGTTTTACACTTGTCTTGCAAATATTGTGAAATATCCATGTTCTTATATTCATCAGGCATAAACCATTCACTTTGACATACACTGTCAAAAGTCTGCTCGTCTACATCTAATGGAATATACTTTTGTAGCTTGTTAATACCTTGTTCTTCACACACTTCGTTAAACTTATCTACATCATCATTTTGATCACACAGAACTACATGAACTTTATCTGCATTACCAGAATATATCATGTCTATAAGATCTCTATTAGAGAATCGTGGAATACCTAGGGTGTCTGTTTTCATAAGCATACACTTATTTTAACTGATATTGATTAAATTGTCAAGTCCTGATTGCTGATCATCAATACTTTTTTGCATATTTTGTGCTGAACGTACATGCATTTCTTCTGCATACATGTTCATAATGACCTGAATTTGGTCTCGAACGGATGGATTCTGTGTTAGCCAGTACTTGCGTTTTAGATCTAATAATTTGTCTTCTACTTCTGAGTCTTTTAGTAAAGAGAAGCTATCAACTAAAGGGTTAAACATTAACTAAAGGTGCCTATGATTTTAGCGTAGATGTTTGTTCCGCCATCATGTGTCCAAAATTCATAAATTTCTTTATTAGCTGTTACTGATGCAATTACAGTTGTTGCTGATGTTGAAGTCCAGGAGTCAGTGCCTATCTTTTTAAACTGTGCTGTATTTTCACCGTTAAATGTAATAGCTCTGGCTGATGCTCCGTCACTTGAAAGTTCAACAACCATTCTAGCATACCCTGCATCTGGCCAATCTGCAAGAGTAAGTGTAAGATCGCCTGTTACTGTACCTGTTTGATATACACCATTTAAGTAACTTATGTTCTGTAATGCGTTAATAGTACCGTTAGCACTTATGCCTTCAGCACAATCTTTTAATAATGCATTAGTAATTTCGTTACCGCCTAAGTCGTTATTAAGCGATGCTTGACTAGTAAGTTTATTTTTTAAGATTGCATTATTTTGCAACTCTGTAAGTTCTGCTTTCGCTGCTACAAAGTTTGATTTAATTATGTTAAAATTGTCTCTAAACCCTTGACTATCATTATCAATACCTGCTACTGGGTATGTATCGTCAATTGTTGTATCTACTATATTACTGGCCATGTTGTTTTCTCCTGGTATATTATTTATCTAGTATTATACATTAAAAATGTAATTTGGAAAGACTATATATCTTTCATCTTGTATTCCTGTTGCACTGTCAACAACATATCTGTCTACATCAAAGTTTATTCTTTTGAAATCAAACTCTCCGTTTGTAAGTGCATTTTTTACATTTTGCTGAACCTTTTTAGATTCACCTTCTTTACAGTATGCTAACGGAATTGCTGTTACATAATCAATTTCACTTATACTTCCGTCTTGACCTGTTCGCATCCAAAGCGGTAAATACTCTCTTTGACTTTTACCAATACTTTCTAACTGTTCTCTCATATTAGTTGTGTTACTAATATACATGTTTACTTCATTTGCGTTATTAATAGTTACCGCATTACTATCTGATTTTACAGTGTTTTGGTTTTGGCTTCTGTATCTGTTTCTTATTGGTTCGCTGTCACTTAGATCTACATCGATATTAATTTCTGATCCGTCACGCAGTGTCACGTCCATATCATCGTTATCAATGTATTGTATTTCTTCGCCTGTTCTTGTTCCAACAGTAAGTCCAGCACCTTGATCAAGTGTTACTTCTATATCTCTATAACGTCCGTCAACAATAGCAATGTCGTAACCACTGTCCTGTGCTGTTACATCGTCCATTACTTCTAATGATACAGAATCTGCTGTAAGATTAGGCTGTGGTATATTTACAAAGTTATTTGCAACCTTACCCTTCTTACTTTCACGAGGATCAATAACTTCTATATATACTATTTCGTATACAACATCATTAGATCCAGGATTTTTTGCAACGGCTGTTTTAACATCGCCAATTTTATAATTCCTACGTTTATGATTCTTTGCTGTAGCAGCTACATATTCGTCTATGCTTGTAGTTTCAATACCTGCATACGCTAACATGTTAACTTTAGTTTGTATGCCATAATTAGGATCGCTTGCTCTGTATATTGAAGTGGTTGGGAATATATCCGGATTACTTACAAAGCGTTTAAACTCTTTTCTTATAGTAGGTTCAAGCATAGGTCTAATATACAAGTTAGTGTATAGTGTATCGTCTTTATCAATTATAGCAATAGTAAAGTCTTGTTCGATAGCACTATAACCAAATCTATCTTCTGCTTTAATTTTTACAGTATACTTTCTATCTACTGAAGTTGTTCCGGCATCTAGACTAAAGTCTGCACTGTCAAATGTAGTTAAGCCTAATTTTTCTAAAGTGCCAAACTGTGTAACCTTACCTATTATTTCGCCTGTGTAAGCTAATCTAAGCCCGTTTGGCAAGCTCCCTGACACAATAGAGTATAGTAGTCTAGTATCTGGAACATTCGTCTTAGCGGTTACACGCTTTGTGCTATTGAAGTTTGCTGTAATAGACCCTAGGTCTGCAGGGCTAATCCAAGTTAGTTCGCTGTCAACTTCTCCTAGTATTCTTATTGTAAATGTCTTAGGCGTACTTGGGTTGTTTACATCTTCGTTAGCATATGTAATTAATTCTTTCTCAAAAAATCCGTCGCCGTATAATGCTATACTTACTGTTTGTCCAGTTGTATAAGATCTGCCCGGTTCTAATGGTTTATCAAAGTATACCAGGTCTTTGTTACTATCGAGTAATGTGAATATTACGTCATTACCTGTAAATATTTGCTTCATTCTTGATGATTTTGTAAGCGCATTATCAGGTGCCCAAAAAGTTACACTACCTGTTGTGGCGCCTGCGTCAACAAATACAGGTAAATCGTTACCCTCAAATATTCTAATAATAGATTGTGAAAAAGTTTCACTTGCACCAAATGCCAGTGCCGTTGTGCCTCCAGCTTCAAAATTTAATACAATGGCTGCCGAAGCACTGTCAACTTTCCATTTTCTATACCCATACACACTTTGTATTGTATATGTTTCTGGAGTAGCACTTTGGTTATCATATACAAGTTGCTTATCTTTCCATTGAATTCTTTCAAATTGGTTTAATTTATTTACAAAGATAGATTGCGAGTTTGCTACACTATCTTGTGCAAGTGTAAAACTTAAAAAAGGTCTTAAACTTTCTGTTAATGTTATCTCGTCATATTCTTCATCTGATCCGTCAACTGATTCTACCGTATATGGTCTGCCGCTGAGTACTAAGACTTGTCCTTGTAAATCATTTAGATCATCAATGCCGTCATTTAATGTTATACCGTCTTGTACATTTAGCGGAAGTTTGTATACTTTAAATGTACGTTTGCCGGATAATGTGTCTTCGTAGAATGTTCCTGTAATAACAGCATAATCTATGTCATTTGTATAACGTGTTGCTCGTACTGTAAATTTGTAATCTTTAAAGCTCTGTGGCTGATAAGGGATTGTACCTGTTAACTCACCATTAAGCGTATCTAGTTTTAATCCTGGAGGTAATATACTTTCTGAGTTATCATTATTAAGTTCGTCTTGACTGTATAAAAGATTGCCCTGCAATGTATTTGAATTATAAACATCAAGATACACTGTAGCATTGTTGTTTGACTTTTTGTATCCAAGGTCGCCTGGAGTGAGCCATTTAGGTTCACGTATGTTAGTATTATCTGCTTTAAACACACCATTTGAGACTTTCATAATAGTGTTGTCTGCTCTTAGATAGTCATCGCCTACAACATAAATTTTAAATGTTCTTTTTGGTGGTGTGCTAGTTACGCCGTCATTAATTGTAACTTTAAATTCGTAATACCTATTTAACTTTTTAGGTATTTGCGGGTCTGATTGTGTGTCGTAACGTACATTGTCGTAAAAGTAACTATCAAAGCCTCTGTCTGCTTTTATTGAAAAGTCACTTGGGTATGCATCGTACGGACTAGTATCAAATCCGCCCTTGGCTGCTTCTTTATCTAATGCAAGTAAAGGTTCTACAACACCTTGTATTTTTCCTGTACTTGTAAGAGTCAGCCCAGGCGGTAGGGTGCCCTCCCCTGGAACTATGTAATATTCTATTGTTTGCCCTGTTGACGTATCTGCGTCTATGGCCAAAAATTGGTAGTCAATAATTTGATTATCTAATACAAATAAAGTTTCGTTTTGCCCCATAGGCAAAAGACCTGACGATGTTATCCATATAGGTTCATCTGGTCCTGTAACTTCTATTGAGTATGTTCTGTCTTCTGTAATACTACCTAGTGTTGCCCGTAGTACAAATTTAAATACTTTAACAATTTCAACTTCAAATGGTGTACCTTTAAGTTGGACACCATCTAGCCTTAGCCCAGGAGGTAATTTCCCTGCTAGTAATACAACAGTTGCATCAGAGTCTACAGGTAATATAAAATCTCCTGTTTCTAATTTAACTCTTTCTACAAGTGTTCTTAGTTTGTAGTTGTTTGGTTGTGTCCAGATACTTGCCATATAATAAATCCTTTCAGCGCAACTTTACAGTGTAGGTAATAGCCCATTATCCGTGTTTAATAGTATTGGTGTAAGTAATGTTCCGTAATCAGCGTCAACTAGGCTTTTAAAGAAATCAACAAAGTTATCTGTATTAGATTCAATGTCGCCGAAGTCTAAGTTAACATATAAGTCGTGTATTGGGCGAATATCTATACCCCATACATCACTCATCACATTGGCACCTGTTAGTGTACCTACATTAATAATTGCATTGCCGTTGGCATTAAGGTTTGCTGTTAGTGTAGGAGTTGTATCACTTGCTAGGGTTGCGTTACCTGCAATAGTAATAGTACCCGTGCCATCATCAGCTGTAGTCGTTATGCCATTGCTACCGTTTATTCTAAGTGTGCCTCTTGCTGGAATAGTTGCTGTACCAGTGTCAGCTACAATAGGAGTAGCTGCAAGTCCAGCATCAATAGTTAGAGCAAGCTCAGTAGGATTATTAGTAATAACAATATCGCTGCTACCTACAAGTGATTTATACTCTAAATTATATCCTGTGCGTTGTTTAAATACACCTGCGCCAGACCCTAAGTTTAAACCTTCTGTTTTATCGTCAATACGTAAATCAAGATCTTCTAAACTTTGATTAATTTTGACAAATGCTTCACGTAGGTCATCTCCTGTCCCATCATTTGCAATTCTACCTATGTTTACTAGTTGTACAGCCATTTATTTGTTTCCTATTATATAATGTATTTATCAAAGCTGATAAATACTGTACAAGGAGTATTATATGCCAAGACCATCATTTAAGAACATAGGACTACGTAGAGATTTAAATCTATCTGATCTGCAGAGTAAAGACCAGGCGCTTAACAACGTTTTAAATAACCTAGTAGTTGGTTCTGATAATAAGTCATTTAGTGGCGGCGACCTAGATGCTATTAAAGGTATAAGCAACAGTACAGTAACTAATAGAGATATTGGTCTTATGGCAGGACTTGCTGTTAAGAACACTGTATTAGAAGATGGTGAGCTTGTAGACAAAATAGCAACGCCGGTAATTACAGTAAAGAACCAATTAGATACTATTATTGCAACAACTAATGATCCCCCGTTCTTTAATGGAGGCGATGGACTAGTTGCAAAGTTTTACGATACTGATCAAATTAATGCTTCGTTGTCAAAGAACACAACGGGCGCAACAATTATTACACCGGGTGAAAACCCGCAAGTAACTAAGCCTTTCTGGAACAATGGTGTATTTGAATTTAGTAATAAGCTAGACGATACACTAGGTGGAGCAAACGGACTTATTCAATGGCAAGGCTTTTACGTACCAGATGCTAGTGGACCTAGTACATTTAGTTTCGACACTACTGGACTAGTAATGTTTGAAGTAGCAGATGAGTTTGGCGACTTACAAGTTGTACAAAATACATTTGCTGAAGAACGCCCGATAGAACATAAGAGTGCAATGGCTAATGAGCTTAGTGTAACTGTAGACGCTATTGATGCTAGGACAGTAATTATAGGCGATCAAGTTACCTCGGCTGTGGATGCCTCTGGCAATGCAATACTTGGTACTGAAATATCTTCTGGACTGTTTGTTGATGGTGTAGGCAACACTACTATCACATTAAATCAAAGTATAACTGTGCCTGATGAAGCTGTACTTACATATAGTATTGCTAATAAAATTGGTAGTGAAGCATTTAGATTTGCACACACAGAGTCAACACTAGAAAAGTATGTTCCAATTGAAATACGATTAACTTACTGGTATAGTGATCCTACAGCGAATTATTTTAACAAGTACATAGATGCTAACTTATCAACAAATGTTAAAGATAGCGGTAACTGGCCGTACTGGTATTTGTATCAATCACTACCTGCAGATTTTGAGGAAGATAGCTTTAAAGGATTTTATGATAATCGACTTTTAACAGGTGGAGGCACAATTGGTCCAACTGATGTTAATTTTAGTACTCAGTATGCTAAATGGTTAAGTATATCTCCATTAACAGTTACATACGCTCCACCTTTGAGATTTGCTAACGCATTGCGAGCAGAGTACACATACAACTTAATTCAAAACAGTAATATTTGTAGCACAACATCAACAAGCCCATATACTGATAATATTGAAATTGGTAATAAAATTATTTCACCTGCGTTTGCTAGTGGCACACAAGTATCGGATATTTCACGCAACAATATTGTAATTGTAAATGGAACATCATCGGGTGATGCTACTGTTGCTGTTAAGTTTTTAGATCACAGAGGATTCTTAGATACACAAGCGGCAACGTCTGTTGGCAACGATGTTACTATAACAACTACTAACGGACTTAAAATAGGAACTGTAGTTGTTTGCGAAAATAATCCAGCTGGTACCGATTATATACGAGTAACAAGTATATCAAGTATTAGAACATTTACAACTAACATCGCATTAAACTTATCAGGATTAGAGGAAGTATTCTTCTTCAGCGATAAAGGGCTAAACAACAATAGTTTAAATAACTTTTGTATAGGAACACTAGGTAGAGAAATTGCTACAACGGCATCCCCGGGCGACACACAACTAATTCTTAATGATGTTACTGGCTTTGGACTTAATAATGTTATACAAAGTAGTCCTTACTTGCCTGCTATTGACCCGGACGATACTAGCACACTTACTAGAATTGTCGCTATTGATCCTAACACAAATACTATTACAATTAATAAGCCGGTAGAAGCAGGCGATGATATGGTAGCTGGTACTACTGTTGTTATATGTCCAACGGCAACTACACAAAATAAGGAAGCATGTGTTATACCACTTAACACAGCACCGCCATTTGTTGGTACCTTAGACGGTCTTAGAACAACGGACGGTTTAGGAGCTACAGTAGGACTTCAGTTTACACACGCATCTAGTATATTAAAAGTTAGAGACTTTGTTGCTGTAAATGCAACAGCAACAGAATTGAGTCTTGGAGATGCATTAGCATTTGATAGGACAATACCTATTACGTTTAATGGAACAGTGTATAAAGTACTAGCATCAACTAGTTAAACACAAAAAGTAGTCAATACCGTCTATTTTTACTTTTGCTTTGTGAGTAAACGTAACATTGGTTACGTTTCCACTTTCAGTAAGCGGCGTAATTCCGTCAATGAGTATTCCGTTGTTTAATTTTAAATCACCAGTCTGTGCTGTTATAGCACCTGTAGATAGTTTAGTGTTTGCGCCACTACCAGTAACTTCCCAAGGATTTGATGTATCACTGAATGCTCTTATACGTTGAATGTTAGTAAGCGGGCTTGCTGGGTTTGTAATATACAATCCAGGACTGTTAGAGTTTACGCCTTCACTAAGAATCATGTCTGAAGGATCTTCAATATTAAATGTACCTTCCATCCTAAAGTCATCATCTGTAGCAACATCTCTATCGCTTACAAATTTCTTATCTGCTTGATATTTTGCAATATCTAAGTATTGATATATTGATAAAAACTGATTAGCATATGTGTCTTCAGTATTGATGCCTGATGCACCTTCAGGTTCGCCACCGGCAGCCCCTTCACCAAGTCCACTACTAAAGCCTGCGGTATCTTCTACAGCACCTAAGAATGTTAAGTTTGAAAGTACAACAGCATCTGATCTTACAACCTTAAATCCAGCAGCTGGAGGACTAAATGTATACTGACTGTCGCCTGCTTTGTCTGATGCAAATCCAAAAGTTTTTTCACCATCACTTTGTGTAATAAACAAGTCATCTTTGAGTACAGTGTCGTCGGTGTAATTTATTTTTACAGGATCACCATTTGTAAAAACAGCACTTCTTGCTGCAAATAATTCTGGCGTACTGTTTACTAGTGTAACAAGCCCTGTAATAAAGTTGTACTCAGAGTCAGCGCACTGTATTGTACTAACGTTTTGATTATTGTTAATAAACAAACTAATATCGTCAGCAACCGGTGCCGTACCTAAGTTGTTAAGTGCTTGTCTATCTTGTGTGTTTTCTAATAGGTTTGCTGATTTTAGAAACCCTTGTATACTTGAACTTGCCATGTTATAACCTCATATTCCAGCCTTTGGACCTTAAGAACTCTATTTGCTCTACAGCATCACCTGTAGGAATAGCTGTGTTTGCTAAATTAATACTAATACCACTACGTGGATTGTTTTCATAATTTGCAACAAGATCTGCTACAATACTATTTACCGCTCCCGCTGACATGTTTGGATTGTTGCTTATATCAAATCTAAGTAAACTTCTACACAACACTACCGCTCCTGATGTGTAGTCTGTAAAGTCATTGTTATTCATATAAAAATCATAACACAGTACTAAATTATTCATATTAGGGACAGCACCAGTAATTAAATTGTAACTAATAAACAATCTTCTTAGGTTCGGTGTTTCTAGTCCACCGAATCCTGTTAACTGATTACTATGCACATAGAAGTACTGTAATGCATTGCTTTGTATTACAGGAATAGTACCACTAAATGAGTTGCCATACAAGTGGCAATAATATAGTTGTGGATTGTTAAAGAAGTTAGGCAATGGTCCTGTAAAGTTATTCTGCAACATTACAATGTACCGCAAGTTTTGCATTGTGCTTAAACTTGGAAACGCTCCGCTAACTCCAGCATTGAAACTTCTAAATACAATTCCTACCATGTTTGTTGGCTTCTCGAAACAGTCTGGGTGCATTGGAGCATTTAACAAACTACTACTTGCTACTTGGAAGTACTGCATTGAAGTGTTACAATCATCAAATACATCATCATACAAAACGTAGTCTTGTTCTGTGTCTGAACGTCCACCTGTTAATGCAGTGTACTGTCCTTGGAAATAGTATAATTGTGAGTTTCCAGCAAACTTTGGTATTGGTCCAGTATATGCACTTCCGTAACAGTATATAAGTCTTAGAGCTCCACAGTTTGCAAACTTATATGCTCCTGAGCTTGTAGTAAATAAGTTTCTATCTGCAGGTACATTAGCTGCACTATTGTAATGAGAATAAAAATTCTGTAGTGAATTTTTGTTTGTTAGGTTTGGAATGTTTATTCCTGGATTGCCGCCTATGTTTATATAGTTAATTACACTACTAGCAAACTGCATACTATCATCAGTAATGCTATTACTGTATATATTAATCTGCCTTAGGTCTGGCAAGTCTTTAACACTTTGTGGTACAGAATTAAAACTGTTTCTGTATAGGTAATAGTTTTGACAAGTGGTTGCAACTTCAGGCCCTGCACCAGTTGGATCTTCAGCATCTTGGTCGAAGTAATTAAACGCTCCGCCTCTGCTGTGTCCGTTTAGATTTAAAGTTAACAAGCTAGTAAGTGTTGTTAGGTCTGCTGTTATACTTCCGTTAAATGTATTGCCAAATCTAATCTCTCTAACTGTTGTAGGTATACGTGCTAACACACTTGAATTAAATTTACGTAAAGTAGGCTCGTCACCTAGTGTAAAGTTATTCTCTCTAACATCTAATAATCTAACATTAGGAACAAACTGTGTAAAGTCTGGGAATGTTTTTAGGATGTTGTTGTTTACATATAAGTTTTCACAATTTTCTAATGCGGCCGCTGGCAACTCTTCTATACCAACTCCGCCTAATGGTAATGTTAAAATATTATTTGGATTATGATATATCTCAATGTTTTTAGATGCAGCGCCTGTGTCTCTATATCTTAAGAAACTACGTGTTGTATTACTGCCGCCTACATTTTCATATTCTTTTGTTAAGTAATCAAATTGATTGTTTACAACCCGCCAACTAACTGCACCACTTGTAACTAATCTTAAATCACTATCTAAGTTACGGAAGAATCCTTCAAATATTAAAGGTATACCTTTCATTGCATATAGGTATACTGTTTGACCGCCGATAGTTGCTTGTACTTTGTGTGTAGGAACTTCAGAACTTCTAAACCGTACTGTATCAGCTGGCTTTAATATTTCTAATGTATTTGCTTCAATAGCGCCATCGACTTCAATTTGACTTCCGTAAAATATTGGACTAGTGCTTGATGCAGGACTGTCTGTACTACTCCAGCTACTAACACGGCTTGTACTAATGTCTGCAAATTTTAGTGTACTATTGTCATCATCAATATATTGATACTTAATTGCGCCAGCACCTAATGCACCGTTAACTGATAAGTTACCTTTTAGTGCCGAACCTGTACCTGCTGTTTCGTCAATAATAGTAGCGTATTGTAATGTATCTTGGTATAGCTTAACAAGGTATGTTTGTACAGGAACTTCGAGCCCACTTAATGTTTTTACATCGTCTGCTGTAATGCCTAAGGTGCCGGCTGCGTTTCTAATAACATCAAGATCGTTAATATCTATGCCTATATTTTCTAATGCCGCTGCAGGATCTGCAACATCTGCAAGACTCCTGTTTACGTTTAGACCAAATTTAATCTCTGCCATTAATCTTCCTTCGTTGTGATACTTGCACTTACTAAATTAACATCGTTATTGATCATACTTCTTGCTGTGACAAATGTTGCTGAAGTATTTAATATTCCAGGAGTAATTGTTGTTCTATCTGGGCCATACACACTGTCTAAGTCAACAGTGTTGTTTCTATTAGGTGAAACATATAACGTGTCCTTTAACTTACCTGGTCTTAGAGGTTGCGAGTTTTGTACGTCTACACTTGTACTTGCTAGTCTTTCTTTTTCTAAGTAGTTAGCTGCAGGAACCCCTGCACTTGCACCACCGGAAAATACTACATCAACTCCGCTGTTTGAAATCCATTCAGGACAAAATGCTCTTGTAGTTCCGTTTATGTACTCAGTAATAGTTACATTATTCATTCTAGCATTGTCTCGCATAAACACAACAAGATACATCGGCTTTGGTTGGAAACTAAAGATTTGTACTTTGTTTATACCTTTGTCAGGGTCGCCTGTTATAAGTTTATCTGTTAATCTTACAGGAGATACTTTTAAAGTAAATGCACTACTACTAGGAGCACCATCTACATCTACGTAATATTTTTCTACACCTTCACCAGTAACAAAAGTTTTTAGTCCAGATGTAAATTTAATTCCACTTGCTGTATCGCCTTCGCCAAACTCTCCGCCTATTAAATTAAAGCCATTAATTAACTCACTAGGCTCATCGTCAAATACAATAACATCACTCGACGTGCCTGATACAGGATCTGCTGATGCATATGTTACAGCAAATTCTAACCTATCTTCAATTGAACATTTAAGGCCGGAGCATATTCCAGAGTCAGTACCTGCCGGTTGCGGCAAACGATAATCTACGTCATAGCGTATACCTAATGGTGCATCGCCTTCTGACTCTTCATATCCGTCCCTATCTCTAAATAAGCTACTATGAGTAAATTCTGCATGTAGTATATTATCTAGATTAGGCTCTAGTTCTGTGATGCCGTCTTTTGCTAAAAACTTAATTTCTTGTATTGGAGTACCAAGTGCATTAGTACGTGTTGCTATAATCGGTTTGTTCTCTGTAACACCAATTAAAAATTCACAAAACTGTGTTCCTTCTCTAGTTACAGGATTTAAATAGTTACAATCAAAACTGTCACCTGTAACAGGGTACGTACTACCTGCAATGGCATCATAGTAACTTGTAAATCTTACAGACGTTGTGTCTATATCAGCACGGTTTGTTAATACGCCATTTAATTTTACTTGTGGATCGATAGTACCTGTTGCACTTTTTTCGTATGCTCCGTCAAACCCTATACGTTCAATGTTTGCTGTTGATTCACTAGTTATTTTTGCGTAGCTACTATTAATACCGGGTATGATTAGTTTCGAGTCATCGTCTCTTGATCTAAATATTGGATCACCATCTACTGTTCCGCCACTTATATATGCTGCAAAGCCGCTTGTGTTAACTTCTGTATCGTATTGTGGATCGCTATATAAAGCAAATTGTGTATCGCTTAATACATCAATATAGTATGTTTGTAAGTTAACCTCTGTCATACCTACAACATTTTCAAGTGTAACTTTTTGTCCAATGTAAAAACCATGTGCTGTTGCTGTAGTTACAATACCACAACTTGCTTGAGTAATATTTGTTATATTAACTTGTAGTTGCGGATTAGTTGTTATTTCAGAACCAGAACCGTTTATATTTACGCTACGTATTACACCGTTTTGATTACTGTGTAAACTAGGTGCATAGTGATGTCCAAATGCAGGACATCCTTCTATTTCAACAACCTGAACTTCTGTAAGTTGATCACAGTCTATTTTTAAATCTACTGGATAAACATTTTTCTTGTTTGGCTTTTGGTAACCGTTACTGTTTTTAATAAACTGTTTAGGATAAATTCCTGCAATACTTGTTTGTCTAGCACTGTTTACAATTTTATCATCTGATGTGTAACTGTAGTATTTGCCAGCACTATTGTCGCCGCCGTCAATATAACACGAAGCACCATACTTGTACAAGTATTGTGGTGTTCTAATGTTACCAGTGTTTTTAATATCTTGTAAGTATCTAAATTTAAAGTAAGGATCTTGTAAACAAGGTTCACCTAGTTGGTTTTCAATTGTTAGTGTGTGCATTAACACCCAACGTGCATCTCCAGTGTCTGTTGGAATGTAAGCATAAAACTTAGCACCAATAGCACCGTACCAACCAAATTCAATTTTGTACATAGTAACTTTTTTTGGATCAAGTAAGTAACCCGATCTACCATTACCATCGAGTGCATCTCCGTTAAAAAAGTCTCTTGTAATTACAAGTTCATAGAATTCAGTTTCGTTAAACGGTTCTCTACTACTAACTGTTGTTTGAGATGAATTATTAAAGCCCATGCGTTGTAGTATTTCGTTTGGCAATCTTACCGAGCTTCTACGTATGATATTAAATTGTGGACCTCTTATTTGAAACACATATTCATCTGTTGGATTGCCTATGCCCCATTCGATGGTGTTGTCAATACTAGCTTCGTCTCTACTTGCTCTAAAGCCAAAAGTAAATCCTGATATACGTCCTGGCTGATATCTATATGCTTTCTTACTTTGAAGTAGCCCAAAGTACTGTGCTTGGTCTGATTGTCCAGGCCTTGTGTTTGTAGCATCATATCCTGTAGGGAATCTTATTGGAGTATTAGTACCAGGATTACTTAATAATCCGTCACGCATGTTCATCCATGCTTGACACCAGTTTTCAAGTTTATCATAACCCAGTTGTTCATCATCTGGATAGTTTACGTCACCGTCTGATACATCACATAGTGTAGGGTCTAAAAAGTTTTCTTGTGCAAACAGAGGATAGTCACCTACATAATCGTTATATAGTTGGTTGCCTAAATTTATAAATTCTAAATATCTGTTGAACACCGCTGTATTGTAGCCGCCATTTACATAGTTAGGTCCCGGAGGAAATGTAAATGCTACAGGAAAACTTTCTACAACAAGTGCTTGTTCATTTGTTTCTTCTCTTAGTCTTGTATAGTAATGATTGCCGTATGTAGTGTTGCGTCTAGTATACCACCCACCAGGGCGACCAGACACTCCGTTAAATTGATAGAACTCCCACTCTTCTTCGTTTATACCGTATGTACTTACATCTGAGAATAAACTAAGTTGGACTTCTGCTCTTGGAATACCTAATAGTGATGTACTAACTTGTGATGTTTCAGCAAATTGTTCAACAATACTTAACACTGTATTATCAGCGACAACGTTGTTTACTACAACACTGGTACTATTCTCTGCTTTCGAAAGAGCCTCTACCGGACCTTCAGATTCAGTAACAATTATGTTACCATTTGAATCTCTTAGCGGGACACCTTTAACAATGTCATAAAGAGGTACAAATGTCTTTGACGTTGGTATAGGTATTCTGTCGAATCCTATTTTGATTTGAGGCATCTATTATTGCTCCTCCCACGTTAAGCTGGCACTCAATGAAACCTGCGCAGCTGAACTGTTAAGTGTATTACTAAACGTTGCTATGTAAAGGGTTTCTATTTGATCTGTTAATGGGTAACTTATGTATTCTTTGTTATAATCAAAATATGTTGCTAAGTCAAATTCTTCAGCACCTGGAGCAATATAGTAACTTGCTAGTTCTGTACCTGTACCTGGAATAGGTGTTTGTGATCTTAGTGCAACTTCTACTGAACTTAAACGTTCTTTTTCAAATGTAGTTTCGCTTGAAGTAAGTGTTGTACCCTGTGGGTCATACACGCCTTCTTTTAAGAACGAAGCACCACTAGCAAAAACTAACGTACCGTTGTAGATGTCCTCTGGATAGAAGAAGTAATTATCATTAGCTTTCTCTAGTCTTCCTAGTACACTGATGAGTGTTTCTGATCCATTTAAACTTGCTTGGAAGTAACCGTATGTAAAGTCGCCGTTTTGTGAAAGGTAATCTGTATTTGTTGTAGACAGTAAGTATTGACTGTTTATATTTACTTCTGCATTAATTGCAAAACTTCCGGTCGTTCCTACAGTTGTTTGGAATGTCGGACTTTTAACTAGTGTCAGTTTAGTATTTACAGTACCTTGAGACCCAGCACTTAAACGTGTTGGATATACCTGTACTCTGTTTCTAACGTCATCACCATTACCTGATGTAATGTTGTCTTTAGTTTTTAAACCGTATAGCAATGCAGGTCTGTCTACAATTATACCTAGTGTCGAAACAGCACTTACTGGCTTATTAAGATATAGGTCGTTGCCGTCTACCCAAATAACTTTAACGTTTTGATCCTGTGAGTTACCTGTAATAATTCTAGCGTTCATATAGAATGTACTAACAGCTGGAGCATTTAATCCTGTTGTATCTGGGTCTAGATTATTAACTGTCATTATAGGTGTAACCGGATCACCTGCATTAGTGTTGTCAACGCCTACTTTGTATCTTGATCCATATACATCTGTTGGTGTTTCACTACTGTGGTTGAATAGTCTTACAGTACCTCTGTCACCACCATCAATGTAGTAAGAAGCACCATACTTAACAAGGCTTTCTGAATAACTACCATATGGGTTCTGAAGCCTGTTAGCATTTGGAACACCAAATCTACTTTCACTACCGCCACCATATACTAGATATGTAATTGGAAGTGTAGCATTACCTAATGAAGATATCTTTAACTGGTTTGAACAACGTAAATGGTGTACTCTTACCCAACGTGCTTCACCATTGCCAACTGGAACATATGCTAGGAATAACGCACCAACAGCACCGTACCAACTAAATTCAACTTTAAGCATGGTAACCTTACTAAAGTCTAGATCCCAAACTGATGTTTGCTCTTGTGCTGAAACGCCTGTTCCTAGGAACAGTTCACCTGCTTTCTTGTCTAGTACGTTATCACTGTATACACTATTACGTGTAGTTCCGTCTAAACTATCTCCTGAGAATCTAGTTCTACCAACTCTATATTCATATACTGAATAGTATGATGGATCAACATGATCTCTTGTCCAAGTTTTGTACTTGAAGTTTAAGTTATCTATTTGTGTTCTTAACGATGCAGCATCAATACTTGTGTCTATTGCTGTATCAATGTAACCAATTACTACGTCAGATGATTCTGCAGGTAGCACACCTGAAGAGCTATATAAGTATGGGAACATACCGTCATATCTTTCTGTAACACCAGCAAGTCCAAACGACTTGCTATACTCGCTTGGAGCAATAAACGGAACTGGAGTTTCAATAAAGTGACTTGTTCCTGCACCAGTTAACGTGATTATAGTATTATTACTTGGGTTAACATCGAACTGGTCAAAGTCAGCTACTGCAGGATCCATAAGTTGTATCACATTCCCTTTTGGTCCACTAACATTTGATACCCAGTAAGTCTTACCGTCAGTTAGTTGTGGACAATCGCCATAATAGTTTACATACTGTCCTATTATAACACTTCCTTCTGCTAAAGTAAAGGTATTATTTGTTGTATCAATTTGTGCTGGAGTTTTCAAACGCTTTTTAAGTAGTGTTGGATCGTAAAGTGCAGCATGGCACATTATTAATCCATCACGTAAGATTACTAAATCACCAAACTGTCCTGCTTTACCGTAATCAACAGCGCCAGCATATTCTGTTGTAAAGTTGTTTACAATAAGATTACCAAGCACATTAAGTTTATCTCTTTGAGCTGTACTTAAAGCAAACTTAGTTGCCAAACTATTAATACTAATAGCTGAATCATCTGTTCTTGTTACACTTACAGTTCCTGTTGCTGTTAACAAGTCCTTTAAAAATACGTGTCTGTTAATTTCTGCAACTACGCCAGCGTTTGTTTGTGAGTAAACTTTTAGTGCGCCGTCGCTATAGTATTTTGCTGCGTTATATACTGTTCCTGCGTTTCCGCCAAACTGTACATCGCTACCGTAACCATTCATTATATACTTAACATCTCTAACACATTTGTACTTGAGTACTTCTAAGAAGTCTGCTTCAACAGCACCATCTGGTAAATCTGTTACAGCATCGTAAGTTAAACTTTGACTTACTAAGTAACCATAGTACAATGAGTATACAGCAAATATAGTTTCTACTTTACTACGTTGTCCGTATGTAGCAGCTGCAATCTGTGCTTCTGTAATTTTACCTGTAGTAACTCCGTCTGGACCTAGTTGTGCAGGGTATGCACCTGAGCCGTTTGCTGTTACCGCTTGTATTTGATACTTAGCAAGGTCACCAATTTTAGTTCTTGCTGCTGTTTCATTTATACCTGCTAGTGTATCGCGCAATTTATTTCTAAAGAAATAATGCGTTTCGCCCTCACGCTCTGCATCATTTAATAATGCTGTTTCGTAAGTTGCACCATTTGCAATTATGTGTCCGTTGCCGCCCCAACGTAAATCGTTGATGTAAGCATCTAATACAAATTCTAAATCTCTCTTACATTTTAGATCGTCGCCTGTAAATGTTACAGGTGACACTGTAGTTACAATAGTTTGTTTAGCTGCTGTAATTGCTGATTGAGCAGCTGTCATAGAAGCTGCACCCCATGAAGTATCTGGTGCTGTTCTTGTAACTGGCAAACTTAATAGTATGTCACCTTCGTTAATAACATCTCTAATAATTGTAGCATATGCAACAACTATGTCTGAGTCTGCATTACCAGCAACACCATTGCCTGTGCTTTGTGTTTCGCTGTTTCCTGTTGTTTTAACAATACTTACATTTTTAACAATGTCGTCAAGGATACTAGCTAAGTGGCCATATGCCGCTACTGTTTGTGTAATATAATCTGATGTTTGATCACTCTTACTAAATCCATCGTAAAAGAAGAACTTAGCCGCATCGTATATAGAACTGTTGCCGCCGTATAATAAATCATATGATATAGCATTTAAAACAAACAACACATCTCGTGTACATTTGAATACATTGTGACTTGCACTTGGATACTGATCTGTTACCCAAGCATTAATCTCTGCCGCAATAAAATCTCTGTTCGCAACTAGTTGGTCTTTAACAGCTATCTCACTTGCTGTTGCTCCACTTGACGGATCAGTAAATGTAACAGCTTTAAGGAAAGCAATTTGCTCTGTTTGAGTTGCACTTGCATAATCAACTCTTGTACCAGCATCAACAGCAACGGCTCTTAAAATAGCGTACCATGCGTCTACAGCAGCATCTGCTGTTGTATCTACACCTGCTAGTGCTTTAACTTGTGTTTCTGAGTTGTCAATTGCTGTAGTAACGCTTGCTGGTAATGGATATTCGTTTGAATTAGATTCTGCTAATCCTTGGAATATTGCACCGTAGGTTGTGCCTAGTGTAATATCTGTACCAATTGCGTCTAAGAAGTAACCTAAATCTCGTTGGCACTTAACAGCCGTGTTACTAATAACACTCTTGTCAATTAGATCGAATTTATTTTCTGTCAAGTATTTTGTTGCTGTCGGATATTGGTTATATGTGCTTTCCGCTATTGATGGTGCTTTACCACCTAGTGCGTGATCTTCTGTTTGTTGTCCTGAACTATTACCAAATTGCAAAGGGTTCTTTCTAATAATAGATTGTGTACGTCTTACAACAGCAAACTGATCGCCTTGTCCTGTGTCTCTTGTTTCCCAATAGTATCCGTCAAACTTATCAAAGATGCCATACTTTTTAACGTCTGGGTTTCTTGTTGGTTGTCTTTGACCAGCGCCTACTACGTTACCTGAAGCAAATGAACTCTTAATACCAAATGTAGCTGCAGAAACACGTCCTGGCTGATATCTAAAAAATCTTTTACTTGTAAGTACTGCTGTTTCGTCTGCTGGTGCTGTAACCTTTGCACCTGATTCTTCAGGTAAGTGTAAGATGCCCCAGCCTTGTGCGCCACCAACACCTGTATACTGTGTATCTGTATTGCCTACTTCTGAATAATCTGCAGGTGCGCTTGACCATTCACTTGGGTTAACATCGTATGTGTTAACATCAGCAAAGATACCAAGTGCAACTTCTGATCTAGGTATACCTAGTAACGAAAGGGCAACCTCTGATTGTATTTTGTTTTGTTCAACGACCGGTATCGCTGTTTGGTCTGTAGCAACTACAACAGGAATACTGTTTGCAGCCGGTTGTGCGCCTGGCGTAACTGGAGTAGTTCTGCCTACGTTTACGACCGAAGCATTATTGTTAATATTGTTTAAACTTGACATTAGTTAATTTTCCCTTTGGCTACTACGAAATTGTTTTGTAATGCTACTTGGCCGCTATTACCTACTACAGTAATATCACCAAAGCCATCACCAAAATCAATACCAATAGTATTGCTTATCGTATTTATTGTTTTTATCGTTCCGTTAATTCCGCCCGATGGTGGAGTTGTATTATGACCGACTAACCTTACTATATCTTCTAAGTTCAGTCCAGTAGTACTATTTACAGGAACTTCGTAATGACTGCCTGCTAACTGATTTCCAGCACCGCTAACAGTCTTTTGTGGTACATATTCTGTTGCAACAATTCTATACACTAACCCTTGTGAATTAGCATTTGCTGTAACTAATTGTGTATAACTTGCTCTACTAAGTAAGTCACTAACTCTTGATGCTACAATACGGAATGCAAACGCTCCATTTACATCACCAGCGTTAGTAAACGCTATGTAATCATCGCCACCTAGTGTTTCACTATAATCTGTTGAAAGCTCTTCAACGTTGTTTGTTTTTCGTAGTTCGTTTATTATTCCTGTTAACTGCCCTTGATTAGCTGTAAAGTCAAAGAATGCACCATTCTCTTGATACACAAACTGTGGACTATTAAAGTCAACACCTGGTTCAATGTTTACGTTTACGCTATCGTATTCTGAGTTAAGTACATCTGGATTGGAAATAAACTCACCTGCTGGTCCTAGTAGTACGTTTGGTGTGAGTACAATTTTAGTTGCACCGTATGCAAATATACCTTCACCACAGTTGTCAACAATATTAGGTGATACAATACCTTTTTGTACAGCACTAATACTTACTGGTCCAGGATAATCTTTAAATGTGTTGTGTGCAATTTTAATAGTTCTACACTCGTCTGCATACAATGGGTTCCAATCATAACTATAAGTTAGACCACCGCCTGTAATTTCACTATTTAAAATAGTTAGGTTGTTTGTAATTGATGCGTGGTAAGCATATATGCCTCCACCAATAACATTATCTAATTCTACGTTTTCAAATAGTATGTCAGTTCCATAAAGGTAAACAGCATAGTTTAAATATTTTGTTGTAGTATCAGTTGTTAAATATTGGTTTTGTGCATTACCGTCTATACGCACGTCTCTAATAGTAATATTACCGTATGTTGCGTATCCGCTCTTTGGACGTATAAAGTTATTGTCACCTGTTGACACATCTGTTGACCAATACTGTTTTATTATTCTTGTTTGGTCGCCGCCACCTTTAAGTGTGAAGCCGTCTGGTATTTCTAATCGTTGTATAAAGTAAGTTCTATTTTCTAACGTTAGTCCGTTTCTATTTTGTGTTTTAGCAGCATCAATTGCTGTTTGTACAGGAATAGTATCGTCAACAACTACTTCAACAGTTGCTTGACTTGCAAAATAACTATTTGCTACTGTAATTATATTTGTATCTGTGTTTATATCAGTTATACTAGTATCTATAAATCCTAGTTTAGGAGTGCCTGGCGCCACTAAAGGAACATGCACTAGTCCACTAGTTGCTGTATACATACCTTGCGTTGATAGCTTGCTCCAAGGCGTAACAGCAAAATCATAATAGTCTGTGTATACAATATTACTTAATGCATTGCCTAGTTCTTTTGGTCCTAACACTGTATGTAAACTATAATCAACTTCTGAACCAATTTTTCTATAAACAAGCACGTTGTGTGAAGAAGATACTCTGCTTACTACAACTTGAATATTTTTATTGTTGTTAAAGTCAGTTATTTCATCTGGCTCAATAGTAATATCTACAGCCGCTGTCACAGCACTTATTTTTCCTGTGTTTTGATCCATTTGTGCAACTCTATAACTAAATGTTACTTCATTGCCGCTTGCGTCTGGCGTAGCAAAACCAACTCTACTTACTTGTACACCTAAGTTGCTTGTATCTTGGTCGACATTATCTGCACTAGCACCAAATATTCTTAACTTCATTGATGTTGCTAAAAAAGAAATGTCGGATGGGTTAACTGTAATTTGATTTGTTGATGTATCTGTTAGCGTAGCACCGTCGAATTTTATACTTGTATTAAATTCTTCGTTAACTGATATTGCACCACTGACAATCAAGTTGCCCTTAATACTGACGCCACCGTCAACACTTAATGCACCAGTTTCAAAGTCTAATGCTGTTTGTGTGCTTTTTATTTTTACACCAACAGCTTGATTTATTTCTAATTTAGTTTCAGTTAGTGTTGCACTTGTTTGATCATTAGTAACAAATGTAATTGTATCATCACTAGCACCTGGAGTAGTCTCTGCACTAACATATGTTAGTCCATCTACAGATCTTACACCACCTAGTCCGCTCCAGTTACTTCCGTCATAGCCTTCAAAAATACCTAGTGTACTATTCAAACGCATTGCACCAGCAACGTTTGGTGAACGTTCGCCAGTTGTACCTGTTGGAAGGACTAAAGCATTTGTGCCTATAACATTAACATATCCGTTGCCTTTTGGATCAAGTGAAATATTACTGTTGTCTGTTACAGTTCTAATTGTTGTTCCACTAAACTCTATGTTTTCAATACTATCAAATGCTGTAAAACTAAAGTTACCGGCACCGTCTGTTTTAAGAAGATCGCCAGCATCACCGTCTGTAATACCTAAGTCTGTTAGTGTTGCAGGTATTGTTGGTTTGTTTTGTACGTTAACCCATTCTGGGTTTGTTGTAGGTAAGTTCAAGTATTCAAAGTCGCCGCCTGCACTTACTGTTAAGTATTGCCCTGCTGTTGGTACCTGACTGTTGTCATTTAATTTAGCTGGTGTAATAAAGTCGTCATCAATTTGGCTTAGTGCAATTTGTCCACCTAGGTCAACAAAGTTACTTGCGCCACCACCACCACCGCCACCGGAAATTGTAAGGAACTGTAAGTTGCCTGAGCCGTCTGTTGCAAGTACTTGACCAATTGTACCGTCGTTAACATCTAGTTGACTAATGCCAATTGTGTTTGCATTAATCGTTGCTGTACTTACTGTACCTGTTAAGTCTCCACCTACTGATGGATCTGTATCTGGTAAGTTTTGAAAACTAATTACGCCTGAACCGTTCGTTGTTAAGAACTGACCAGTTGTACCGTCACCTATACCTAATTGAAGTATTGATGTAGGAATCGTTGGCTTATTTTGTAAGTCAGCGTATTCATTCCTGAATACAGTGCCATCAACAACTAATTGCGATGCTGTAACTGTTCCTAATGCTGTTATATCAAGAGCATTTACAATGCTACTGTTTGTCAGTAATAGATTGTCACCATCCGGTAATTCTCTAAACTGGTTACCTGCTGTTGTATCTACTACTAGTGGAAATCTATTGGCCATTATTTCTTATCCTATTTACTATATTTATCGCCTAGTATTTTTAAGTGATTGATCAATAGTATCTTTTGGATCTCCTTTGATCTTTACTTGTAACCTAGGACCACGATTGGCAATAACTGTTAATCGTCTTCCATTATCATTTGTGACACTTTTCCCTTGTGGACGTTTTGCCATTATGTTCTTCCTACTACTACTTCAACAATGCCTTCACCAGCATCGTCTTTGGTGCCTACAGCCTTACCAATAACAGTACCAACAGTTGGTGTGTTATTAACAACGGCATATCCTCTTAACCCACTTGAAACAAGTAAGTCACCTTTTTGTACTTTACCAATTACCTTACAAGGTACACGCCCCTGTAGTGCAACACATGTTGCTATGCCTGGACACCCTTGGTTCATAACATATGCTGGATGATCACTTACTACTCCAGCAACTCTATGATCAGTGTGTACGTTTGTTGTAGTAACTTCACTGTCGCCGCCAAACACTAATACAGTACCTACTTCGTACTTTGTGTCTGCTGAATACATCTCAGCCAAGTCAGCATAGGTTGATTGTAATTTAGAACCACTTGATAAACTCCAGTCACCTGTAATAGTACCTGTTGTTGCTGCAGCACCTGCTGATAGTTCTCTTGTAAATGTTTTAGCAAAAGTATTTGTTGCATCACCTAAGTCATGTGTAGCACCTTTTGGAATAATATCTGTATTAACTTTACCGTTTATAGCAATATCATCTGCAGCTGCATCACCTAAGCTAACAGCACCATTGAGCGTTGTTGTTGATGTAACAGTTAGTGTACCTGAAACAGTTGCATCATCTTCAATTGCTACTGTACCGCCTGCTGAATCAATAGTTAAGTTACCTGATGTTGTATCAATCTCATTATCACCAGTTATACCTACTTGGATATTTCCTGCTGTAACACCAGTTGATGAAATGTCACCCCCAGTTGTAATGCCTGTATCAACATCTAGATTTTTAAAGTAACCATTTTTCCATCTTAAGTTTGCATCACCTAAATTAACACTGTTGTCGTCTTGTGGTGTAATTGCAAGTGTATCAACAACACTGTTGCCTGTAGTATCTCGCATACCAAAAGTAATAGCTTTTTGCGTAGTGCCGTTTGATACAATAATAGCAACGTCACCTGCGGCCGCCTTACCACTGTATGCACCTATCGCAATACCTGCCGATGTAAGACCTTTTTCGTTTTGTGCTTCAATGAAGTTAGTATAAGTCCATTGCGATGCTACAAACGGTGTTACTGTTGTGCCAGCAGGGTTGGGAAAAGCTGTATCAAATGCTGTGTCAGCGGCTGCATGTAATGTGCTTCTATCAAATATATCTGGATCAGTGCCAGCATCATCGCCGTCTGGATCTGTTAAGTTTCCTACATTTAGGTTACCAAATACAGTTGTGTATGCCGGTCTATCATTTGCAGGTGTAGTAATATCTGTTAGTCCACCTGATGCTTGTATACTCTTGCCGCCCTGTATAGATTTAAGTGTAAGTGTGCCGTTTGCGCCAGCGCCAATTTGTGTTAGTACAGTATTGTTGTTAAGTGCATATCCCTGTGCATCAATAATACCAGCAGCCGTTGTTTTTACAAAACTATTAACTTGACCAGTTGTAGTATCATTAACTACTAGATATGTTTCTGCTCCTGCTGTCTCAAGTGTTCTAGTCAACACACCAGTTGCTTGTGTTGTTGCAAAGTCAGTGTGTTGTATGCCTTGACCTTCATCAACTACTGTAGTAAATGTAACTTCTGCAACATTTGCTTGTACGCCCGATGAGTTACCTAGTACAGTATCTGAAGCAATTTGCTCTAGTTTTGATTTAGGTATACCGTTGTCTTTGAGTTCAACGTGTCCTCTAGTAACTTTAAAGTTTGCGCCGTCAAATGCCGACAAGCCTAGTGTTGCTTGGTTAGTTGCATAACTGTCATCGTCTACTAGCTGTCTAACAGTTATGTCGCTTTGTGATCTTTTAACAGTACCGCTACCAGTAATATCTGGATTACTAGATGTTGCTGTAAACACTGTACCTGCTGTACTGGCACCAGCACCTAGTGTACTAAAGTTTGTAGTACCTTGTACAACAATAGTATATGTTTCGCCTTGTACAACTTCCGTTGCCGGAATAGTAATTAAACTAGTTTGTGCTGTTACAAAAGTATCAGCTTCTTGCATGTTCAACTTACTTTGTACAATAGCCGCTGTTGGATTAACGTCTTGGTTAATAATTACTTCATCGTTAATCTGCATATCAAAATATGCTGTTGGTCTATCTGGGTCTGCATTTCCTGCATCGTCATCATTAATTAAACGTCTTGTTGTAAATGCAATATCACTTACAGGAACGCCGCCAACATCTGGCTCTTCGCCAATGTTTATAATTTCTTGGAATGGCCCATTAATATATTTTGCATTACCATCAACAGCGCCACCGCCATCTGGTCTTGCGTACACAGCCGGTGCTGCAGCTTTTAAGCCTGCTAGTGTAGCACCTGAGAAGTTTAAGTTAAATTCAGTTAACGTAGCAATGTCTGGACCCTTAGTAAAGTAGATTACAGTAACGTCACCTAAGCCGTTATCATAAAAATCATATGTACCTGTAATAGTACCAAAGTTAGTTGTGCCTGCACTGTTGGTTAATAGTTTACCTATTGTAAACCCGGTTGGTGCGCCAATACTGTTACTGTCTAAGTATATAGAATATGTTCCGGTTAAGCCCAATACTTGATTAGCATCACCTGTGCTTATTTCTACATCTCTAAGTGTCTTGAATTTTTTAACACCTTCTGATCTACTGTCTACATAGTCTTTGTTTACAGCGGTTGTACCTGCTGTAAGTGCAAGGTCTACTGGAGCAATGCCAAGTATTGTGTTTTGGTTTGCTTGTAGATCACCTGTTAGTGGAACACTACCGTTTTGCTGTAGTACACTTGGTCCTAATGGATTAGTTACAGCATTACCTTGTTGATCGTAACCTAAACGTCTACTTACATACCCTCTGACAGCACTTTCAACTGGAACTGTGTCATTAGCATTATCACTCATTGCACTGTCTGTTGAGAACTCAGTAACAACAACACCACGTTTAAATCCAATACCGTCAACATCTGACAATGCAATACTTGCCGCAAATGTAACTGTACCAGTACCTTGGTCAACTGTGAAGAATCTACCTACACGGAAGAAACCATCTTGGTCTGTACTTACAAAGAACACTCTACCTTTGTTACGTTCGTTTACTTCATTAGTTTGGCTAGCTTCCTTAGCTGGAAAACCTAAAATAACATTTGGATAGTTTGTTTGGTTAAACGACCCTGTACCAATGTCTAGGAAATCATGTCCTGTTGCTCTACATGTACTAATTTGAATTGTAATCTTTGCAGGAGCACCGTCTTGTAGACCAGCACGTAATAAAATACCAGCACCAAAGGATTGTGTTACAGGTTGTGAAAGTCCTGTAGCAACCGCTGTTACGTTTGTTTCTTTAACTTCAACAACCGTTGGTACTATATTAATAAGTCCTGTAGCAAGGTCTGTCATAGTTGTATATGACCCGCCTGCATCTATACTAATTTCTAGTGCGCCTGTTGTGTTAAATGCTACACCTGACCAATCATATAAGTCTAAAATTTGTTCATTAGTTTGTTTAACTTTAACTTTACCAGTTGCACTTGTGTTACCTACTTGTCTAACAATTACTTGCCTTTCAGCTAGGTTAAAGAAGTTTTGTCTTAACCAACTTGCCTTCTCATTTAGTGTTAGGTTTGTTTCACTAACTTCTTTAATGTCAACTACAGCATATGTATTCGATACGCCAAATACTGATTGTACATTATGTACACCACTTTCAATTTTGACTTCTCTATAGTTGTATACAATGTGCTTCTTACCTCTCCATGATATTACTTTAGGTAATTCATAGTTAATAGTATAATCACGCCCAGTGTCATCAGCTGGTATATTTTGATACTGTGCATCAGTGTCAAAGTTATTGTTTATTCTAAAGATATCTTTAGATTCTGTTAATAAGGTAATAGCAATAGTAGTATCGCCTTGTGTGTTACCTAGTGTAGTTGAAGTTGATGCAACACTAAGCGTTGCGCCGGTTGTTGCTACATAACTATCTTCTACTAACAATCCTACAAAGTCATACCCAGCATCAAATCCTGTAAGGGATTCGTCATCTTCTAATATATTACCAGCACTATTATTAACACCAAAACTTATTGATCTATAAGTATCAATTGGATCGTCATCAAAGTTTACAGCCGTACTTGGACGGATTGTTAAACTACCAACACTTTCAATATCTCTAAATAAGTGTGTTGCGTTGTTTCTAATATCAACTGGTTTGTTGATTGGAATCTCATCAAGTAATCCGTCATTATCAAATGAGTCACTTGATGTGCTAAAGTTTAGTTTATATACTTGGCCATCTCTATCTGGAGTGTATCCTGCAATACTGTTGATTGAACCAGTAATTGACATTCTACGAATACTACCAGTTTGTATGCCTTTGTCTACATTTAATGTACTTCTATTAATCTCACTAACTGTAACTGTAGCATTGTTAGCTGGAGTTGTTCCCCCTAACTGTGTGCCTGTTACTGTGAACACATCACCAATTTTATAATGATCTCCACTCTCTGTACCAAATATGTCTACACTGTATATGCCGCCATTTTTATTTGCTTTAGAAATAACAATTCTTGCTTCAGTTGATTCGCTTACTGGTTCTGATTCATTGTTACCAATAATATCGTTAGCATCAACTTCTCTATTTACAGGAGCAAACGAGTATTCTGTATTGTCAATTGTGTAACCGTCAACAAGAATACCATTCATTTTTTGAATGTTCGCTAGTTCATAACGTGCAATTCTATTAAGCGGTGTGCCACCATCATCGTGGTAATAATCAAGTTCGCCTTTGTTACTTGGAATATGTTCTAAGTCATAAACATGAAGACTTAATTGGTCATCAAGGTTAGTGTAACCTGTTGTGTCAACTATAGTAACGTCTGCACCTGAATCGACTGTGTTTATAAATACACTCGCGCCGTTTGACCAACTACCTGAAGTTCCACTAAGGTAAATCTTTTTACCTACTGATGCAAATACTGATACGCCACTAGCACTTGCTGATGAAGCTGCGTTTGCAATAGTATCACCTGCTGCTACAGTTACGTTTTGAGACAACTCTATCACTGTTACCGCTGAGAATGTCTTAGCACTTTGCGTCATGTCGTCTTTTAGAACAACATCATCCGGAACTTCGTTTGGATCTGAACCTTCAGCAACTAATCCATATAAACCATTTGCATTTGAACCGTTAAGTGATCTAATTTGCCCGCCGTTGCCTGCATAGTATGCTGTGTGACAGTAGTACGTAAACATACTAACCATCTCTGACAAGCCACCGTTAATGGTAACAAGACCGTACCCTAAGTCATTAACTTGTGTAAAGTCATTACCTAGTTGTGATCTGTTACCAGCTGTTTGTAGTGTGAGAGCAAATCCGCCAGCGAGGATCGGTAATTCAACTGTATCCCAACCTATGTTTACACTTGGGTCAACTTCGCTCTTTGGACCTGATGTCGAGTCTAGAATTAATCTTGCTGTTGGTGCAACAGCTCCACCTAGTCCGCCATCATTATAATCTGTAACATCGTTAACTTGGTATCTAATACCGTTAATATAAAATGGACATGGTGTTTGTGGTTTTCTAATTGCTAAGCCGCTTCCTGGCTCAGCTGTTATAAGTAGCTCGTAACCATTTGCTTCCACATTAGTTACTTTAACTGGTGTATTAGCACAGAACGCATCAACTAGCATGCCGCCTCTAAATGCTTGTCTGTTTATCGACTGTGAGAAACTTGAACCTGTTTGTATATATGGTGACTTAGTAAGAATTTGACCATCTGGATCAAGTACGCACATAAATCCACCATGACCTTGTACAGTCATGTTACGTAAAATAGTAGCATCATTCATTAAGAATGCATCTAATTGATTTGAACGCTTTGCTGGGTTCCAATCATCATTTGGTGTACTATCGTTGCCCCATTTAATTAATTCAAATATATTATAAATTAGGTTACCGTTACCTGCTACAGTCGCACCACCTGCAAGGTTAGCATTGATATACTGAGTAGGATGGTTAGCACCTTTAAATGCTGTGTATAATGAATTGTTATAAGGTGTGTTTACAACAATATTTTGAATTACATCTGATGCTGCAATTATACTTTGGAATCTTGGAATTGCTTCATTTGTATAGTTTAGTCCATCAAAGAATATTGCTCCTTGTGTGTGCAATACGTTGATGCTCTTGCCTTCACGCAAGTCTGCAGCAATCGCATCTACTAAACTACCAATTGTTCTTCTATATCTATCTTTTGCGCCTGCGTTCCAGTCTAAACTTGCATAGCCATCATAGCCTGGTGTGCCAGATGCGTTAGCATCTTCTGCAAAAGTTATAAACGCAATGTTTTCTTCAATAATAAACTGTTTGTTCTTTTCAATTAAAACAGCCGCATCAAGATACCCACCTGGGTTAGTAATAGTTAAATTGCCGCCGTTATCAACGTTCTTAGGCAGTGCTGGATTGTATAGATAGTGTCTACCAAAGTATCCGTCTGTTGCTCCAGATAACGGATTGATATACGCTTCGCCTGCTGTAGGTAAGCCAGGATCTGCGACACCTGTTATACTATCGCTATCACCTGTTAGACCGTCAAAGCCTTTGTCTCTATAAAAATATGTACCGGACCATGGTGATTGTGATACTTGTGGTTTTGGTCTAATAATAACTCGTCTAAATTCATCACCAACTAACGAAACGTTAGCAGGTACTTTAATAGGATAGTCTTCTAAATATTGACCAGTTTCAATTTTAACAGTAATTTGTCTATTGTTAACAATGTTACCCATTTCAAGTTGTTCACCGATAGTAAACTCTTGTGCTGAAAGAAGTTGTAGTTCGCCTAAGTCATCAGTTGATCCAGGATTATTAACATTGTCATCGCCTGGGAAGTATCTAATAATTTTACCAATGGCGCCACTTGTTTTACCTCTAATAACTTTACCAACTCTAAGGTCTCTGTTAGCAGGATCTCCTTGATCAACTTTGCCCTGTGTTATACCGTTTACTGTGTTACTAAAGAATAGTTCGTATCTACTACCAGCTCTTTCTGTTGGTGCTGAAAATACGCCGCCAGTAACGATGTCACGTTGCACAGTCATATTGCTTGTTACAGAACCTGAATCGTCACTGTCTGGTTGATTAGAACCGTATGTAATTATGTCTTGTGTATAAATTGTTTGTAAGGATGTAAATGGTGTATTAACAATAACACTTGCTGTTACAGTTCTTGCTCTCTCTAATAAGTGTGCGTATACGTTTTTTAATAATCCGTTTTGTGATCTGCCATATTCGTCATTGTAAAATTCAACACCAACTCTTACTGATAAGTTTTGTGCAAGTGTACCTGCAACATGATCTAGTAATGCAGCTGTTAAGCCCTTGCGTAGATCTAATTCTAATGCTCTATCATTAACAACTCTATTGGTCCATACAACATTAGTAGTGCCTACAGTTGTAGTTGCTTTAGCAGCAATCTGTGCATCTTTCCATGCTACAACTTCAGCAATAATATAGTTTAAGTTTGAGGCCACTAACGATTTAGTGTTTGCTCTACTTCCAAGCCCTGCACCTACAGCAAATCCTGTTTGTGTAACTTGTGAAAGTTCTACAACAGCTGGTTCGCCTTCAGTAACTAACCGTGAAGTAAATATGTCCTGCATATATGGACCAGGCTCAAACGGTGATGCAATTTGTACTGCTTGTGCCTTACGTGCCGCAGCACCAATTGTTCTGTATGAATATGCTAATGAACTACCTTCCTTACCTGGAGGCGCAACGTCTTGGTCATCATCACCAACAGCACTTACGAATATATTAGCACTTGACTCTGTTGACTGGCTATCAACATATAACTTTGAGACAGCCTGTAAATCAGCAAGTCCGTTTGGAGTACCAGCGCCAGCAAGGTCGCCCGGGTGATCGTGTAGTGTAAGTGGGCCTTCCATAGTATCACCTTGTCTGCGTGTAATTGCATCACGTGGTAATACTTGGTGGCTTAGGAAAAAGCCTTCAATGTCTGTATCATAGCCTGCATCAGTAATTGATAATGCAGCAGCATCTGTTGTTGTTAAGTTGTAACGTCTGTCGTTTCTTAATGTTGTATCTTCTAGTAGTGCATCATTTTTATTTACAAAAAATCCTAGGTTATTAGAATCTAATACACCTATATAAACAGTGTCGCCGTTTTGTAATGGTGAGTAAATTAGCTGATTATTATCGTCTGTATCTGTACTAGCAATAGTATTACCAGACGTTGGATCTTTTCTTGACCAGTTAAGTCCTGTGCCACTTGTATTAAAGATGTATGCGGCACCATCTGAACCACGTGTTAATCCGTGTGCAGGAACTAGTACAACGCCTTGGGCGCCTACTATGTCTTGGATACCATCAATATTTTTTGTAAACGATATAGCGTCAGTAGGCTCAGCTGGAACATTAATTGTTTCACCCGGGTCTTGTCTGCGTATGTAATTTCTATCTGCAAACTTTTTATCAATTACAAGATCATCAGTAGTAAATGAAGTACCATGTACATTGTTAAAGTTATTAGCATCTGTGACTGATGTGCCTACGTTAGCAATAGCAACGCCAGCAGCATTTAATGGTCCACCAAGTACAGGCTTTGGATCTGACTGTACTGAAATAGCATTTAGTTTTAAAATTAGTTTACCAGCTTCTGAAACATTTACGCTGATTGTGTCGATATTTGCAGGATTTTCATCACTATCTGAGCCTAGTTTTCTTACTTCAATGCGAGTACCGTCTTGCGAAACCATTGGCAGATAAGCATCAACTCCGTCACCTTTAAATGGTGTTAAGCTATCTGGCGTGTCAGCAAGTAACGTAAAGGTAATTTGACCGCCTTTACCTACTACCGCATATATCTCTTGAAAGTTTTCATTCGTTTTACGAAACGACTCGCGTATACTATCGCCTGTTCCATCATTTCCTTCAACACCGATATCTACTTGTTGTCTTGCCATTTTATGTGAGCTCCGTTATCATTGCATTCTCTATCATTGCATTCTCTTCAACTTTATCCAAGTTAAAATTTACACTAATACCACAACCGCAAGCGGATTGTGCATTAGGGTTATTAATTTCAAAAGCCGATCCAATTATCGACTTTACATAGTCTATTTCAGTTCCAAATAAGTACATTAAACTTGCCGCACCTACAATAAACGTAGCACCTTCTACACCGTAAATTATTGTATCATCGTCTAGCAACTCATCGGCAGTTTTGTATGTTGCCCAATCGTATTCAAATCCTGCACAGCCACCGCCTTTTAAGTTTAGCGTGACCGCGTAACTTTCATTTTCTTTGCAGATAGTGTCAATTTGTGTCTTTGCTATGTCGGTTAGTGTACAAATGCTCATAGATTGTCCTTTTGTTATATGTATTTATTTCTTTATTCTATAATCTTTATGTAAATACTTATATGTTCATAAGAGATTACACACTAAAGAAGACACACGTACGGCCTAGCAAGACCGGCAAGGAACATACTTATAAGCGTACATCGACTATTTGTGTGTTTAGATGTGATAATTGTGATGCTGAGTTTGAACGTGCTAGAGGAAGTATGGATCCTAAACGGCTGAATAATAATTATTTTCACGTATGTAGTAATTGTGATGCAAAGAGATTTGCACAAAAAAAGGGAGTAGAACGCAAACAAGTTTGGAATATGAGTGCTAGTTCTGTTCTCCCTGTTAGTAAACTTTAGTCTTCTTTTGAGTAAATTGCCCAAGCACCGTATGCAATAGCTGCATATGCTGCTAGTTTAGCAAATGGTCCTGCAATTAGCACAACAACGCCAACTGCAATAAGCATTGCTCCGTTCCAAGATGTACGTTCTTCTATTCTATCTTTAATCCAGTTTTTCATTAGTACTTGTATCCTCCGGGTTTAACATTTTCTGTTGTTTTCATAGACTTTTTACTTTCGGGTAATTTTGTATCTTTCTTAAGGCTAATGGGCTGAAAAGGTTTCTTGTCAATTCTAAGTCCATCAATCTTTTTTAATTCTAATTTGTCTATCATAATTAGTCTCCTTGTTAACATATTTATGTAAATAATGTAGAGAATATAATAATATGGAGAATATAATAATGTTTAGTTGGTTACGAAACCTTTTTACAACGGCAGAGCCAGAAGTAGTTAATACACCTGCAAAGAAATCAGTTACGAAAAATGGTGTAGGATTTGCACCTAAGATTGAACCTGTGATTACCGAAGTTAAAGCTGTAAAAGTTAAGAAAGCAGACTTATCTAAACTTACGAAAGTAAAGTTAGAAGAATTTGCACTAGCAACTTATGGTGTTGACATTGATAAGAGAAAGAAGAAAGCTGATTTAGTAAACGAAGTTCTTAAACTATCTAAGAAATAGATTTTAAAGAATTTAGTTTATTAATAGAAGATTCACAGCGAGCCAGTTTACGTTCTAAAACGTTAATTGCGCCTCGCTGTTTTTTTATCTGCTCTTCTAAGCTATTCACATAGCGATGGCTAGGAACTCTTTGTTCTAAACCATCTTCTGATACCATCACGAAATGATCAACACCTTGTCCTTTAAGACCACCCGCTACGCGGTTAGGATTTTTTGTTGATACGTTTTCATGCGTTTTCGAGCTCACGTTCTTGCTGTTGTACATTTTGTTTAAATAGTTCATAGTGTTCCTTTGCGTCATAATATTTATATAAATCAATGCTGGCTAAGTTCTTGCACTTTGACTCGCACATAATATCTGCATAGTCTAAGAAAGACAATGCCCAGTCATTAACTCTATCATTAGGATACCAATCACTGTGCGCCCGTAGTTTGCCTTTCTTGTAGCCTGCTTCTAATAGCGCCGGCATGTCTAGCATTGTGTCGTGTGCATAGCCTTCGGGTAAGTGTTCTGTCCTACTGTAGCTGTAGTGTATTGCAGGACGCACACCGCGCCAGCTATCTATTACGCGAGCAAATCTATCGTCGGTTGGCTTAATGTACTCACCTTCACGGCACCAGTGATGGTGTATGTCGAGTACAAGGGCAAGGTCGTCTGCAAGTTCGAGGCTGTCTGCAATGCCCCATTTGTTTTCGTCATTTTCGATTGTGATGGTGTTTCGTGCCTCTGGCGATAACCGTTTGAGTGCTGACCTGATACCGGCTGGACCTTGGCGGCCTGATATGTGTACATTGCACTTAAAGTCTTGGAATGTTTGTCCGTATCCCATATAGCGGATGACATCGGTGTGATATTCAAATTCTTCTATGCTCCTATCTACAATGTCG